AGAGCCATTGCCGCTTCCTCGTCATCGTCGTTCTGTGCTTTGAGTTCTAAGAACCGCTGGTGAGCGGCTTCTGCTTCCTGTTCCGCCTTAGCCAGGGCGGCTTCGAGAGCCTGCGCGACCGCCTTGGCTTCCCGTTCCGCCCGATCCCGTTCAGCCTTGGCAAAAGCAGCCTGTAGGGCCGTCCTGGACTGGTCTAGCTTGGCTGCAATCCGTTCGGCTTCCGCCTGCTCATCCGCCAGAGCCTTAGCCATGGCGGCTTCGTAGGCGGCCTTGTAGGCAGCATCGCCGGCCGCTGCGATCAGGGCCTCGTCATCAACCTCTTCGGCGACTTGCTGAACGGCCTCGACGCGGGCCGCTTCGGCCTGGCGTTCCAGTTCCGCGAACGCTTCGGCAATCGCATCGTTCAGATTGCGCGGTTTATCCGGCCGCCGGTTTTTCTTGCGCCGCCGGATTCCCGGCCTAAGCTGTGCCCCGCCCTCCAGAACCAGAGCGGCACTGATGCCCGGCTGACCCAGCGTAAACGGGCCGAACGTGATCCCCGTGGCTGTGAGCGCAACCGTTCCGGCGTCAATCTGAAATCCAGTATTCTGGAAGCCATCAGATTGAAAGCCGGTGGCCATGCTCTTACCGCTTGGTCAATGTCGCGTGGATGTCGTGGATGGCTTCCTTGTACCAAGCCATAGCAAACTGTTGAAACTCCTGGTTCCGGGTCACAATGGCCGGGTTCATGCCATAGCCCCAGGTCGCAAGGAAATCGCAGTCATAGCCCTTCGACCAATTCGCTTTGTCGGTGTGCGGGGCCTGCGTCTGACGCCATCCCTTGTCGAGATAGTAGAAAAACATTTCACCCATGGGCGGCCAAACGTGGGTCGGATCGCCATAGGCCCGGCTCGATCCAAAGTGGGGAACGATGATCGTCATCGTCCCACCCACCTTGAGCACCCGATAGGCTTCATTGATCACATGGCAGCGCTGATCGGCGCTCAGATGCTCCATGAAGTGCGAGGTGTGGATCTCATCCACCGTGCCGTCTTCGTAAGGGAGCCGTTCAGTCCCCACGTTCATTACCCGGTCAACCTTGCCGTCGAAGGCATACTGGTCGATACCGATGAAGCCTTCTTTCTTGTTCGGACCGCATCCCAGATCCAGCTTGATCGGACCGTGAACAGCTTCAATCTTCTTTTTTGCTTTGCCCATTACCACACCGTGTCGCTTGCCAGGTCATAATGACCAACCAGAACCGAGTTATCGATAGCGCAGCGATAGCCATACTTACGGGCATCGCCCCAGAAGTAGAGATCCTGGGTTCCTACGCCTTCGCTCGAAGCCAATGTCTTGAACCAAGGCTTTCTCAGCCTTTCATCCTTGAACATTGACAAGCGCCACAGGTTGAATCCCATCCCAGTACCACAGCATTCCTGAAGCTCTCCAGGACGTGGCACTTGCGGACGGAAGTTCAACACGGGGTCTTTCGGGTCGCCCCAGATTTGGGGAACGCCACCTTCGCCTTTGGTCCAGTACAAGCCACCAATGCAGCTGAACTCCGGATGCGCTTCCATCTTTTCGATGAGCTTTAGCACCCCGTCCGGTGGCGGAATGTTATCGTGCTCGATTGTTAGGATGTATTCCCAATCCTTCATGTCGGGATGGATCAGGATTTGTTCGATGGCCTGGCTGTAGGCTTCTCCCACTTCCATGCCTAGGCATAGAAGGCGCACCACGCCTTGGTTGGGTGGGAAGATCAGGTTCCAATGACTGAGTGCAACCTTAGACGGGATGGACGCTGCAGCCGGGATTAACACCGCGACCCGCTGCTTTTTCCATGTTGCGCCTTTCAGGATGCGCTCGCGGCTGTTTGACAGGTCGGTGTTGTTCCGGCCGAAGTCGTAGCTCACGATTTGCGCTTTCGTCATGTCCTCACATGAAGTTGGTTGATGTTGCGTAACCTAAGATATTGAAGTGAACCATGGTCTGCGACACGCCGTGGCGGATGCTGTCTGAGGTCAGAGGTATTTCCGATGGCCAACTTGCCGACACTGCCGAGTATGTCCCAAAGCCCTGCATCGGACGCCAGTTCGAAGCGTTCGTGGCCGATGAGTTAACACCCCAGGCGACGACGGCCGGGTGCAAGTTGGCAGCAGTATGCAAGACGCTTAACCCGTTCGTCATGGCGTTGCCGGTCACGGTCTGGACAGAAACGCCCAGCCAATACCGTCCTGGCGTTAAAGTGCTATTGAGAGGCAAGTTAAGCGCACGCAGGCCGTTGATGCTGCTCGCCAAATAGGTTGAGGCGTTTGAGCTTGATTGTGCGTACTGCGAGGTGGAATGCGAGGTGATGTCAGAAAGGCCAATGTAATGCGTTGCGCGATAGGCTGTGTTGGAACTCATCGACTGCGAATGGATTTGCGCCGAATAGCTGGTCAATCGCATCAGGCGTTCAGTGCTTCCGGCCGTGCCGCGCGTATAGAGCGCGTACCCGATGCCAGCCGAGCATGTGCCCGTTGAGTTACTTGCCAATAGAGCCCCGGACACCGAGACAAAGAACTGAATGCGTGATGCGGAGATGTATTGATCTACATCAAACGGCATCATGTAGAGGCTTGACTGGCCGAGCGAGGAGTTGGTTGCTCCGCCAGAATTAGCCCACGGCGGCGAGTAGTGACTCAGCGTATTCTGCGCAGGACAACTAATGGTCAGAGTTCCGTTTGAGCCGGACGACGATTGAGACAGCGTGATCCCACCGACGCCAGCCAGGACATAGTTGCCCGCCGACACCGTGCCCGACGTGCCGAGCGTGTTGCCAATGTTTGAAATGCCAACATTCGGACCTGTCTGGTTGATCGTGCCTCCTGCCCCAGCGCTCAAAGACAGGTTGACGCCGTTGGAGTTGACCGTCATCGAGCCCGAGACGTTGGCTCCGTTAAACGTGGTTCCCGTTCCGGCATAGCCCGCAGCATTGATTGAGAGGCCAGAGCTGTTCGCCGTCCAAGTGACATTGGTTGCGGCCGTGTTGAGGCCGATGCCATCAGTCGAGGCGCGCGCCGTGGTGAGGCCCTGTGCTGCTGCTGATAGCGACAGCGTTAGTCCAGCCGAGTTGGAAGCGGTTGTTCCTGTGAGGTTGGTTAAAGCCAACGTCGGATTGCCGTGCGAGTGGCCAGACTGTGCTGCCGTTGTGAGCCACGCTGGATGATTGAGGGTGAGATTGAGACCCGCTGTGTTGTGGGTCATTGACCCGGAAATCAGGTTTCCACCAAATCCCGAGCTGGTTCCAGCCGCGCTGCCCGCGTTCAAACTCAGGCCCGAACTGTTGACCGTTAAGGCCAGAGGCCCCGCGGTCAAAGCCGTGTTTAAGCCCACGGCATCGTTGGACGCCCGTGCGGTCGTGATCCAAGCCGGATGCGACAAGCTCAGATTGAGCCCGGCCGTGTTGTGGGTCATGGACCCGCCAATGGAATTTCCTGCAAACCCAGACGTTGTGCCTGCAGCACTCGCGGCGTTCAGAGACAAACCAGACGAGTTGACGGTCATCGCCAACGGGCCAGCCGTGAGAGCCGTGTTGAGCCCTACCGCATCGTTTGAAGCCCGAGCCGTGGTCAGAAACTGTGTGGTGTTCGGTCCCGAGAACGAAACCGTCGCGACGTTCGCACCCTGGTTGATGCTCAGGGTGACGTTATTCCCACCTGCCAGGACGATGTTGGTCCCGCTGGCCGTCGATTGACCGGCTGTGTTGCCGGTGATCGTGAGAAGTTGGTTGTGCGCGCTATTCCAGTCGATCGGGCGCACGATGTTGGTGTTCGTGCCGTCCGCAATCGCGTTGGAAAAGACGTGAGAAACTGCCATCAGATCGCGTCCGGCAAGCCAAGATCGAACGCAGCGAGACTAAACGGCGTTCCAATCGTCACAGCGCCAGACGTTCCCAGTACTCCGGTTGCCATGAGCGTCGATGTTCCTGTTTTGACCAAAGCCCAATGGGTCGCCGTTCCGTTGGCCGTGACTGTACCAGAGGCAATAGCCCCCACCGTGACCTTGCGTCCGTTAGGAGCCCGATCGGCTGGTGCTCCAATCGACGGGACGGCATTGCCGAGCGTGTAGGTAGCCGTGGCTTCGACGTAGCTGACCGGCTCTTGAGAGCAGACGTGCAACTGGTTAGACGTCGCCAATTCAGTCAGCGATAGGTCCATGATGGCGTCCGCAACAAACGGCATTAGGACACCACGGCCCCGGTGATGCGCCCATCAGGGCCACGTTCAAAAACAACCTTCTTGGGTTGCTTCTGCTTCTGTTCTGACTTGATCTGTTCCAGCTTGATCGTGTCCTGCAGCCGACGCGACGTGTCTTCGTAGTTCTTTTTCGCCTTTTCTGCGTCGCCCTCGCGCGCCATTACCTCATATTCGAGGCCCATGCGCTTGCCGGTGAGATCCATTTCCATTTGCTGACGCTTAAAGCCAAGTTCAGACGCCTTGGCCTCTTGATCCATCGCCATCGATTGGCGCTTAATCTCAAGTTCGGTTCCCTTTGACTGAAGATCCATCTTCTTCAGTTCCATATCCATGCCTTTAAGTTGCATGTCAGCGTCCAAGCGCTTGGCGTCGCCTTCCATCTTGAGCTTTTCGCGCTCCACGGCCGGATCAGGCGGAGGCGGTTGCGGGTTCTCTTCCGCTTCCATAAGCGCTTCGCGGCACTCTTCCAGCGCATCCTCAAGGTGACGGCCGGCCTGGAAGCCCCGAACGCCAAACTCCAGCATGTCAAAGCCGAGTTTCATCATGGGCGCGGAGCCCTGAGACACGGGAGCCCACTGCTGCACAAACCCCGCCATCGCGGTCAGCAGTTCGGTGCGGGAGGCTTTCTCTTGTTCCGCATCCTGGAAGATCGTGGAGTCTGTTTCCACATCGATCTGATAGGACCGCATCTTATCGTCGCGCAGCAGCTGCACCACGGCGTCAATCGTGGGCTCTTCCTCTGTGTCGTCTTCCTCTTCAGGCATAGGCTGCGGCGGGGGCTGTTGACCCGTTTGGACGGCCTGCTGAACGGCCATCTGCCATTCCTGCATCTTCTGGGCTTGTTCCTGAGCCTCGTCCGCGGCGCGTTCGGCTTCCGTCTCTAGCTCATAACCCGTGATGGCCAACAGGGTCTGCGGTTCAAAGTGCTCGGCGACTAATTCGGCTTTGATGCGCAGCGTATCCCTGATCCAGCGCTGGACGTCCTGCTGCATCGTTTTGATGCGGGCAGAGCCGAACTGGGCCTTCAGTTGCTGGGCTCCCAAGGTTTCGGAGGCGTCGGACGAGCCGCGCATAATGTCGGATATGCCTGTGATCTCATAGATGGATTGGATCAACTGATCCCGCTGCTGGTAGAGGCCCAACAGAGCATCCGCGATCGGCTTCAGGTCTTCGGTCTGAAACGCAATTTTGAGACCACCGGTGGCGGCAAAGGCAGCGAAGTTTTCACACGGAACAAACTCGTTATCATTCGCTTTGCTGAGACGCCTCAGTTCCTTGATCGAGGCGTCATAGACACCACGACGCTTTAGGGCTCGCGTCAGCTTCGATATGCGTTCCGTGATTTCGTCTAGGTCGTCCGCCTGGTCCTCGTACTGGGTGAACAAGGCGCACGGAATCAGCGTGTCATTCGATGTGAGCGCCTGGCACGGTTCGGCACAGGGCCAGAAGTTGCTCAGGCCATACGGGTCCGGGTCGACACGGGCCACCGTGGGATGACCCTCAACGACAAAGATCCGTTCTTTTTTGCTCTTGTGCCAGATTTCCCAGACTTCGGCCCGCTTCAGGGCGTCGGGAACTTCCTTTTCCTTGCCGCCTTCAAGTTCAGGCATCCAATTCAAGGGAATGCTCTCAGCAGCCTTAAACCCAGCATCCCGCATGTCGTCACGGGTCATTAATTTGCGCCGGGCAATCCACCAGACATCGGCCCAGCACCGAGCGGGAGAATGCAGAAAGTCGCGATAGTAAACGAAGGTGTCGTCCACCTTCTGATCAACAATGATCTCCGCGCCCTTCTCATCGGTGCCGAGTTGCGGCTCATACTCCAGCCACACCACACCGCGTCCAGGCAGGGCGAGATCATGCACCCCCTTACGAAACGCGCGATCATGCGAGGTTGTGTCCGAGCAGTAGGATAGAACCCGCTCCATCATGTCGCCGGCCGTGCGGGCTAGCGCGTTCTTCTGCTGTGTGAACCGTTGCCGAACGTCAGGCTTGGCCGTGCGGGCGTAGAGGGCTGCCTTAATGGTTTCCGTGTTGCTGTAGAGGATCTGGAGCTTCTTGCCCCGGCTGTGCTTCTGCGCACTGTCCTTCGAATTCTTGTAGCGCTGTTCGACCTTCTTACCATAATCCCAGAACTCCTTGTGATCGCTCTTGGCCATCTGGAGCTGGAGGACCCAGAACTGGCTGGAGGGCAGGGGCTTTGAGCCCTCTTCCTTCGCAGCGTTTTCGGTGTTCGGGGTCATTCGGCTTGTTCTTCCTCGATAACAAGTTCGTCGGTCAAATCCACACACGAACACGGCAACAAAATCCCAGCTAATCTTGGATTGCAGCAGTGCAATGTTTCATCACGAACGTGCGTTGCCGGGCGCTGATGTGAATTGCACCACCAACGCCGACCATCTTCGTTCAATTTGTACCGAGACTCACTCATTCTGCTCATCCTCGTATTCAGCCAGGACTTGGTTGAATGTTTTCGGCTTCAGGATCTGTTTCATCACGTCCAGCGGGGCCGGATCGGGCTGCAACTCCCGCCAAGCCATGGCGGCATAACGGAAGCTGTCGGCCGTGTGGCTGGTCCAATCGTGCTTGGGGGTATTCTTAAAGGTCTTCAGCTTCTCGTCATAGTCGGTCTTGTACTGGCGTAAGGCTTCGAGCCCGTACCGGCACTTGACCTCATCGAAGTAGAACCGAGGGAAGCCCACCCTTGCGGCGTTGATCCCGTCTTCCAGCTTATGGTTCGGGACGAGACGCGGGGCTCTGCCCAGTTCCTTCAGAGTTTCAACGCGGGTTCGGCCGGTTCCAAGCTCACGAACCTTGGCGTCGTGCGGCACCCAATCCGTTTCTACTCGGTAGGGCTTGGAGGCAATGACACCTGCATAGTGGGCGAGAGGTTGTCCGTGAGACTCGTAATGGTCGAGAAACCGGACCCCATCCCTTGCGACCTGAAAGAACCAGAGAGCCGTACTGTCCCCAATTCCCAAGTCATAACTGACATGGACTGGAAGCCCTGGTTCGTGGGGTACGTCACGAATGCGTCCTGCTTTCTCGGCATCCGCGATTTCCCGGCCGTAGTAGGCCCCAAGGATGGCAGCCTCGAAGCTGCATTCCAACTCTTGTTCGTACTGTTCAGGGGTCAGGGCTTTGCGGAGGTCGTCGAGTTCCGACTGGGGCACTAGCCCCGTTTCCGAGGCCCTGAGCATGGCCCGGAACCAGTGAGGGTCTTCCCCTGCCCGGCTCCAGATATCAAAGAATGAGTTTCTGCCTTTAGGCGTGCCGATGAACGTGGCCCAGCCTTGCCGGTCAGCTAGTGCGGGTCGAATGACTTCGGGCCAGGCTCTGGGGTCCATGTCCGCAGGCTCATCGAGCACCACGCCGTCAAGATAGAGGCCGCGGAGTCTATCGTAATTATCTGCGCCATATAGCCGGACCCGCCCTCCATTCGGGAAATCAACGCGCAGTTCGCTTTCGTTGGTTTCCACTCCGGGGATAGGAGCAGAGAAGCGTTTGAGGTATCCCCAGGCGACGTCTTTGGCTTGCGTGTAGAAGGGGGCGAGGTAGGCAAAGCGGGGCTCCTGTTTTGGGCAGGTTAGAGCCGCTCTGATCAACTCGTTGATGCAGGCCACGGTCTTGCCGGCACGGCGGTGGGCAACGATACAGGCCCAGCGTTCCTTGCGTCTGTGGAAGTCCCTGAACTGAGCCCGCGGCGTGTAGGGGATGGTGACGGTGACGTGTTCTACTCGCCCCATTTAATCGTGACCGTCGTTTGCAAGGGGTTGTCCTTGTCACCGGCAACGGTCATCGGGAGAACGCGTCCCACAAGAGCAAGGAACGCATTCGGGTTTTCTCTGGCCTGTCCAGCTAGGTAGTCTTGCCCTCCAATGTCATCGAGAGCGCCGAGGATCATGTCCTTTAGCTGCTTCGATACTTTGTTGGGTGACCCCTTAGGTCGGCCGCCTGTCCCTGGGGTTCCGGGCTTGCGACCCGACTTGCCCTTGACACCTGCCATTTTTGTTTCCGTCCAGTATTAAACTAAAATCTTTCTAAGTTGCCTTTGCACTTCCCAAAATGCCCCGGGGTGTTTTTGGGAACTTGTTCGGTTATGGTCAAAGCCATGAACAAAGCCGATTTGATCATTGCCGATTTAGCCGAGAACGCGATCAACCCCAAGACGCGGGAGATGTACCAGTTCCTCAAAAAACATCGTGAGGCTAAGTCAGCCTCTCAGGGCATAAGCAATTCCAGCCAACAGGATGCCCGTGGCTTGGTAGTCAGCCATAGCGACAGGCCAGACGCTAAAGCCCAACAGCTTGAGCAGGATCAGGACAAGGACGGCCAGCAGCATAAAGCTGGCGGCGAGGCGTAGGTACTTGCTGATGAGGTTCAGCGCCTGGTCAATGGTCATGCTTACAAAGCCCCATCTTGTAGACGTTCAAGCCAAGCACCTTGGCCAAGAAAGCAACGTACAGAAATTTGATCATTACGCAGCCTTCAGTTCTTTACCCATGCGAGCCATGAGTTCCGCCAGTTCACGAGCAAGATCGTCCTTTGCCGTAATAATGGTGGTGTTGACGGTAGACGTTGCATCGGCCGCCTTATCGCGGAACGTTTCATAAACGTCTTCGATGTTCCGACGGGTGTCAGTCATGGCGCGGGCGGGCGTCTTATCCGGTCCTAAGGCGATGTTGAGCATGATCGGGGCTAGGAACGTGGTCACGAAGGCGATGAATGCGCCAATGATGATCTGGGTCCAGGTCAGCGACATTTCATCGGGGTTGAGTTCCGCGGTCCAGATCTGAGCGACAAAGTTGACCTGGTTCACCACAGCCGATGACTCATAGGTTGCATCAGCGGCCTTTGCGGTCTTGTCGTCAATGATGCGCTGAGTGGCTTCGATGCGCTTGTTGAGGTCGTTGGCGGTTTCAATGGTGCCGATGCGGGTTTCCAGGTCACCTTTCTTAGCCATGAGGCGCTGGCACTTGGATTTGCAGCCGCCGCGTGCGGTTTCCAACTCAATCGCCTTTTCCATGGCTTCGAGCTCGCCGCGCATGGCTTCCGCTGTGACGGTGGCGGCCCAAGGCGACTGAGCCGTCAGGTCGGCCAGCTGCTTTTTCCAGATTTCCAGGTTACCGCGGTCACTCTTCAGGCTTTCGCGGGTGTCTTCAAACTTGGCGTTGTGAACCCCAACCTGCTGAGTTTCCCCGACGCGGGTGCCGACCGTGTAGCCAAGGTGCGAGAAATACTCGACGCCAAGGAACAGGACGCCACAGGCGACCATGGCCCAGGTTTGGAACGACCGGCTATCCCAGGTGTGCTTGATCACAGGCCAGATGATGGACCCTGCCACGGTCAGCAGGCACAGGCCCACGGCGTGCAGGATGGACATAGACGACCCGAACTTAAAGGTCA